ATGTATATCTGCGACGGTCTTGCCTGCGTAAGCTTGTCAGGGACGTTAAGGTACTCTTCCCGCCCAATGCGCTCGATGTTTATGTCCTGCTGCTGTCCGTTAGTTGTTTGACGGATAACTGCGGTCAAAACATTCACCGTATCCGTTGGCAGAGATATTTCCGCGTCGCCTTGGACCAAAGCATAAGTAGCTTGCTCTATGGTCCAAAGGTTAAGGCCTCGGTTAGCCCAGTCCAAGAACAACAGGTTTAACGACCGACGAGCCGAGTTAAGCTGATAGCCTGCAGTCATCTGCATGCCACAACGCTCGAACGCCTCTTCTACGAGGTCGTCAATCGAAAGGTTAAAGTCTGTTGTTCCTGAGGTAGCCATTACTTACAGGCCGCTCCGCCATCACGGTATTTCATCATACCGCCACCCATTTTTTTCTGGGGCTTTTTCATCACATCGCCACCTTTATTCATCATGATGGGGTCACCCACCTTACGACTAGGCTTAGATTGAACTTTATTTTTAGGACCAGTTCCTACGCATCCTCCGCCTCTAGTAGCGGCACCCATTCCACGTCCGGCCATGTTACTTACCTCGTTTGGTTGTACGGCCCTTGTGAGCCGAATCTTTCATAATCGTACCATCAGGCATGCGGTGGTAGCCTTTTTTGACTATTCCCCCATCCTTCTTATTTACTGGCTTAGCGGTTTTTGCGGCTTGTTTAAATGCGTTTGCAGTAGGTGCACCCTTGGCCCCTACCTTCCGCATTTTTTCGCCTGAACCCGCTGCAATACGCGCTCTCTTGGCCGCGATATTCGCATATAGTCCTTGTTTAGCTACCATTTTTTACAGCTCCAGTATCGTGCTGAGAATTTATCTTTAGCAGTGTCACAGTTGTGACGAGCCCTAAAGTTGGCTCTACGCTCTGGTATGGCTTTTTTGATCGTCATATTCGGATCGCCAAACCTCACCAGTTTTACGTCGTCTCCCTTCTTGGCTAAAACAGCAAACTTCTTGCTGCCTCCTGAGGTTCTTTTCGGCTTATTGTAGCCTGCAAAAGTTTCACCTCGATAGGACACACGCCCAGAAGGCGTGCGTTTTACCGCCTTTGTGGAAGCCATTAGGCTGCCGCTCCGCCTTCGAACAATAGGGTAACGCTAGTAACCTCTACATCAGCAACATCAATAAAAATACCCGAGTCAAACAACATGCCTGCGTCAGGAATCATAAGGTCCTGTCCACCTGCCGCTGCGGGAGTATTTACTGTTAACAGAGCTGTTCCAGAGCTTGTTGTCCCATTTTTCAAAGAAAAAGAAGACGCTGTGGCGGAGTTTGTAAAGTACACGCCATATAGTCGGCACCGGCCTACCACAGCAGAAGCATCGGCTGTTTTGGTAACGGATTGAATATTACTCGAACTCATAGGGTCTCTCCTCTAGGTGTTAGGGATCAACCTACGCTGAGACAGCCAGAGTTCCGCCGTTATTCCAAATAGCGCCGGTTACGCCGGGGTCACTAGTAGGGATAATGATGACGTTAGCAGTGCCTGAAAGAGTGGCGTCGCCGGTCACATCAAGCGTGCTAGAAGCGGTAACTGTGGTCGCAGCAACTGCGCCTGTTACGTTGCCTGTTACAGCGCCGACAAAACCGTTGGTCGAGGTGACCGGACCTGAAAAAGTTGTTGAACTCATTGGGAAATCCTCACATGCGAGTTATGGGGCTTATCTGTCTGCATGTCGTCAGCCCGGAAACTGTCAGATAAGCCGGTTTGATTCCGGATTTACAACAGTATATACCAGTTATTCCCTTGTTGCACAAATAAAAAAGCCCACCTGTGGGGGGTGGGCTAAGACTCTACAAGGGAGATAAAACACAACAGAAAAGCATTAGCTGTTCACTGCGGAATTGCAGCGCCCCCAACATATCACTTAATTCTGGTCTCGTAAATGTTCTTTACCCACCATATAAACATTTCTTCGCCAAGCGTGTGTTTCATGGTATTTACCCTAGCAGCAAGTAGCTGTACGTTTTCCCGTACATAAGGGCCTTGCGGGTTTATACGGTCTATTGAGGCATTGAATTCTTTTTTCTTACGGTCCCCGTAGGTTCCGTCTCTTTGGTGAGTCATGAGCACGCCAGATAAAGCGCACTTACCGTCCTGCATTTCCCACAGGTCAATAACGTCTTCATTGGTTAACTCGTATTCGACGCCCTGTTTAATCCGTTGGGATTTTAATTGAGTGTTTAGTACTCGAAGGTAGGATTCAGGGGTAGCAGAGGTTTTTCTTGCTCGTTGCGCTATAACGCACTGTTGGCATACTCCGCGTATTTGCCCCTCTTTAAAGTGCTCGAACTGAGTTAATAGCTTAACTTTGTTGCACGAAGTACATACTCGGGAGCCTTGCGGCTCTTTCTTTACTTTAGTTTCTCTAGGCATATTACTTTTCTACCCACAAAAGAAAGGGCCCCTAAGGGCCCTTTCTAGTCGTGCTCTTTAGCTTACGGTGTACCCGGTGAGCCAAAGATACCACGTGGGTCGCTGAAGCCAAAGCTGTAGCGCTCACGTGCCTTGTAGCGGACATTGCCGGTGTCGAAGTCGCCTTCGAAGCCAGTCTTGATAGCTACACGGTTGAACATCTTCATGCCGTTAGGCGCGTCAGTCATGATGAACCATGCGTCAGGGTCTGTGAGGTAATGGTTTACCCTGTAGCCCTGTGGAACCATGCCCATGTTGCGAACGGCGTTGATGTCGTTATCCGCAGTGCCGACACGAAGAGTAGACTTCATGATGCGGTCTGCAGTGAACTGAAGCTCCTTAGGGATAATGAGCTTAGTGCCTTGAACAGCAATCTTCAGGCCGCGCTCGTCAGTGAACGCTGCGATGTCGATAAGTGCTTGCTCAAGAGAAGCTTCGCTAAGGTCTGCCGCAACAGCCAACTCGTTTGCAAGATCAGGTCCGCCCAGTGTTGGGTGGTCTGTCGCACAGAGAGGCTTGCCGTCACCGCCGATAGAGGTAGTGAAAGCGTTGTTGAGGATAGAAGCAGCTTTAATCTGCTTAGTTGTCGCCATTGAACGAGCAAGTGCCTTTGTGTAACGAGCCGATAGACGGTCGTACAGGTTGTCTTCTACTGCCTCTTCAGTCAGTGAGAAGGCCAAAGCCACTGTTTCGTGAGTGTAGCGAGCAGTGTAAACCTCTTGGGCTTGATCGAATGCAACACCCGAACCCTCGGCTTTAACTGGCGCTTCGCCAAACCCGGAAAGCATCACTTCTTCTTCGAACGCACGGTCAGAAGACTCGGTTTCGTAGATTTCAGCATGCTCGTTATCGTAAGAACTATACTCGAGGCCAAACAAAGCGTTTAGACCCGGCTCTAGCTCTTTTACTAGTTGTGAACGTGATATAGCCATGACCTAAGTCTCCTATTGACCTGCAACACCGGCAGAACCGTAAAGGTGCTCGTTAATTTTAACCACAACCACCGCGTTAGCACCGACTGCGTTGTTGGGCACGTCCCAAAGACCAATGATCTTAAGGTTAAGTGCTGCAGTAGTAGCAATGCTTGATGTATCCAACTCGTTCGCTGAAACACCTGTTGTAGTGCTGCCCGTTCCAACAACGATGTCTGCATTTTTGCCGTAGTCTGTAGCGGCTGAAGTACCGTCGTTTTGGATAAGGAACATCTGGTTAGGATCATCAAGAACTTCTGCGATGATCTTACCTTGTGTGATGTTCACTGAACCGGGATAGTAGTTGCTCCAAGTTGGCTTGCCAGTGGTTGGATCAATATAGTTGCAACCGTTGAACACGCCGACCGCTGCCGTGTGAGTGGCAGGGTTGAATTGAAGGATGTAACCATCTTTCAAAGTAACAAGGTCACCCTGAAAAATAGCACCCGCTTGGTTATCCGCAATTTCGTAACCGTACTGCTTCTGACTACCAGTGCCAGAAAGGTTACCAAGCGGACGTAAGCCAAAAGGCTTGTTTACGTTAGCCATGATAAATGTCCTTTAAAATTAAGGTTACTCGGAACCCGTTCGTGGGCCACCGAGGCTTACTTTGGACTGTCTTTCCGGCGCGTTGATTTTCATTGACGAGTGTGCATTCGTCTTCAACATGTCGTTATCGACTGCCCTGATTTGATCATGGGTCCGTGAAGAATAATACGTTCGACGCTCTTCTGCTGTTTCATCGGGTATTCTGGCTAATAGCAATCCGCCCACAGAAATAACTCCTGCATGCTTACCATCGTCCTGAACACCTGAGTCAAAGTCAGGATACTCGTCCCCTCTAACCAGTTCATACCCCTCGCGGAGTTTCCCTGCTACGTTAGTGCGGTCGTCTATCCCACCAGATTCAGCCCTGATCCAACGGTGCTTATAGCCCGGAGGCGCAGGAGGCGCGTCTAGTCGTGAAGGAGGAGCCCAAGCTTTACGGCGCGCAGTTGTGTCACGGGTATCCGAATCACGGGCACTGCGATTGAGTTTTGGCACGTTGTTATCGCTCATTTTAATCACTCCTTAACGTATTTGGCATATTCTTCAAGTGGAACCCCGAGTTTTTTTGCTATCGCAACCTGACTGGGACTCAACCTAACAGAGCGGCGTGCTGAGTTATTTACTCCCGAAGATCGGGTTGCAGGGGCTACCGTTTGCACGGGTCGGTTAGTCCTGTTGTTTTGTGGCGTAGGCTCAATACCGTATTCACTAGGAAATATTCGGCTCATCCTACGATCTATCTCACTATAGTACTCGTCGGAGCTTGGGTCAAACCCTTCTTTTTGAACCAAGTCCATGTGAATTCCCCTAACTGTGTGGGTCATCACGGTATTTGTACCAAACCAAGGGTTCTGCTCTGCCCATTCCTCTGCCTTTAAATCCGGCTCAGGCATTCTTGGACGGAGTATTTCTGGCTGTTCTTGAACAGGTTTAGGCTTTTCCGCTTCTTGACGACGTTGGTTTGTCGTCTCGTTAAGCCGCTGTTGTTCCCAAATCATAGACGTAAGACGCTGTTGAGCCTCTGTTTCAGTGTCTATGTCGCCCTCTTCACGGGCTTTTTTAATAACCTGTTTAAGAGCTATTACATGGCTATCAACGCGGCCTTGAGCTTCTTGGAGCCTTTCCGTGTCTGTTTTACGGTACTGCTGCTCAAGCTGTTCGTTTTGCTGCTTTACGTTACGAGCATACTCTAGGGCCGCCTCTTCGCGACGCTGAGTCTCTCTTAAACGGGCAGTAAGCTTGTCTATTCGTTTTTTAACTTTACCCGAATAGTCGTCTAAATCTTCTTCTGCAGGAGCTTCTTGCTTAGCGGAAACCTGCTCAACCGCAAGAGGTTCTTCAACCGCTAACTTAGCATCGGAGCCGTCTTCGTTCATTTCAACAGTGGCTTCCTGCTCGTCTTCGCCAACATTAAAGTCTAGCTCTTCGTTCATTGGTTCACTCATTAAAACGTCTCCTTACATGTGTAGAATATCTTCAGGGTCATTTACTATCCCTAAGATTTCATCATCGTTTAGTAAACGAATCTCGCCACCATCTATCTGAATCCGAGAACCTGCGTATCGACCAAAGATTACCCAGTCACCTTCCTTGCACCAAGGACCGTGGGGGAACTTAGACTCGTCAGCATAGGATAAATCCCCTGCCTTCAACACGTAACCGACGTTAGTCGCTAACTGTGTTCTTTGACGAGTTTCATCCGCAAGCACAATGCCTCCCTTTGTGGTTTTAGCCCCACGATAAGGCAGGATAGCTAGTCGCCATCCGGTAGGCTTTGGGATAAGGTCTAATACAGATTGGGAAAGGCCATGTTCAGCGACTTTTCCTTCTTCGGTATACGCATCATTGAGGGTGGTTTTCTTTGGCCCTTCTTCTTTGGCTTCAGCTTTCCACTTTTCCTCTAGAGGCGTAAGTTTCTTTTCAGGTTCCATATAGGCTCCTCAGGTGGGTTAAAAATCTTCTGAATACTTATCCAGTTTGTCTCGGATAATCTGATCCACAAGTTTTATGCCTTCCAGACGGCCCATAAGGAAACGGTAGCGTTCCATGTCGGAAATAGAGCCATTAAGCACTATCGCCTCGGAGTCTTCCTGTAATTTCCTTACTTCTTTCAATACGCTTTCAGCGAATTCAAGCATGGTCGTTTTTCCATGAGAGCAGACAGTTTAGAGCCACCGTCTGGGGGCATTCTTAATAAATCTTTACTGGGCGATTACCGTCACGTTTTTTAACGGTTCTTACTACCCCTCCGGATTTCATCTTGTTAGATTTACCGGCAGTATTTAACGCAATGGCTACAGCTTGTTTTTGAGCTGCAGCATTGCTCTTAGGTTTACTGGCGCCTATTTTACCCTTTTTTTCGTAAGTTCCAACTAGTTCACTGATATTTTTACCAATTGTTTTACTACTAGAACCTTTTTTCAATGGCATTATTGGCCTCCTTGCTTGGGAGCATAGATTCTTTCCCGAGCAATCTGCGCTTTTTCTGCGGCTATTTTTTGCTGAGAATCTATTCGAGCTTGGTTGGCTTCAGCGTTCTGGGAAATCCTAGCCTGATCAATCTTAACCCCTTCCTGCTTAAGCGCTATGTCCGCTTGATCCTTAGCAGCGCGCTGCTCTAGTTCCTTAGCTTTTAACGCTACCACTGGGTCTTCGCCGGTTCCTTCTCCAGAAAGTTGGCTCTGGACCGACTTCATTTCCATCATGCCTTCGGCAACTTTAATCGACACCATTGCCTCGCGCTGAAGGTCAGAAATCATGCCGTCAGGGTCCGCACCGTACTCTGTGAAGAGCTCTGCTTCTGTAGCTTCCTCCGCCTTTAAGCGGATGTGGTCTAGGATATGTTTCTGCAGTTCAGCAGCGCCTAAAGGGTTAGCCTGCATGAGAGGCGACATGCCCATCATCAGGTGAGCCGCAATATGCGCGTCGTGCTGCTGACCGGC